TGCGTCGGCTTCGTCGTCGTCCGCGGCCGAATCGTCCTCGTCGCCGGGGTCGTGCTCGGCGATGTCCTTCTCGTACGGATCGGAGAAGTCGTACGGGTTCTCGGCGGCGGGCTCGGTCGCCTCTTCGGCGACAACCTTCTCGTCGTCAGCAGTATCCATTGCGGTCGTGCATCCTGAATTGCCTCAGAACCGCGCGACGATGCGCGGCGTTCTCGAACTTGGGTCGGCCGTCGCGCGAGAACTCGCACAACACGCCGTTACGCCGCAGGTTGTCGGAGACCTGCGGGACAAGGTCGGGGTGGACCGCGGCGGCATCGGACCAGATGGGCCAGCCTGCGCTTGAGCCGACGGTCCTTGAGTGTTCGGCGGCCACGTCGCGCTTGAGCGTCTCGCCCTTGTGGACGAGCGACCCGTCCTGGGACTCGAGGCGGCACTTCTCGGCGTACGACATGACGAGCTCAACGAGCTCGCCGTTCCCCCGTCGATAGCAATATGTGGGCATCAGCTATAGGGTTTGTCCATCGCGCCCTGCTCCTGGGGCGTGAGACCGGACCCGGAAAGCGCCCGCACCGCCATGTTGTCCCGTGCCGATCGCGTTCCGCCGGTCGAGCGGTTGATCCGCTCGTACCTTCGGGTCGTGACCGGGGGCTTCGGTGTGGCGCCGACCCCTTCTCCCTGAACATTCTCCATCGTGCTCTGCTGCGTCATCTGCACAGGCACGACGAGATCCTTGAGCTCCGGCGTGTTCGTGAGGTCGGCGAGCTCGCCGACGAACGAGGACACGTCGATCGTGGTGCCCTGCATCTGCATCGCTGGCAGCAGCGGCGCGAGGTACTGGGTGACCACCTTGGAAAGCATGTCGACACGCTGGACGTTCGACGGATCCTGCATGGACGCGGGAGCGATGTCGAACTCCATCTCGAGGAAGTCGCTCTCCTCGCGCTCCTCGGGCGTGAACTCGAGCGGAACCTCGATCCCGCGCTCCGCGAGCGGCAGCATGATCTGATAGCGGGTCTCGGGATCGAAGAACACATACGACGCGATCTGACGCACGACCCGCTTCGTGAACGCGGTCATGCGTGCCTGGTAGTCGCGGATCTTCTGGCTCGAGGACGCCTGGATCAGCTGCTCCTGCCCCAGGGTGCCTGCCGACTGCGACAGCCCGCCCATCGCATCCAGATTGCCTGCGACGTACGAGAACAGGTCTCGCATCTGGAGCGTGAACGCCATCGTCATCTGATCGACGCCGCCGAACGTCACCTGCTGGATCGCCTCGGGGCGATCGACCCGGATCACGTCGCCGTCGTCGCACTCGACGAGGCGGTTGCCGTCCTCATCGGCTCCGCCAGCGACCATCGTCACGGTCTTGCCGCGATCGACCTGACGGACGAGCTTGCGGAACGAGCGGTTGATCGCCTCGTTCAGGTCGATCAGCGAGTTGATCGGCGGCACCGGCATCAGGTTGCCGGAGAGTTCGCCCAGCGACAGGTGCAGATACGGCCCTTCCTCGGGGCCGTCCCACTCGACTTCGCGGAGCGGCTTCTCGCAGACGATCTTGCCGGAGTCGTCCGCGGCATAGGTGCAGACCTTGCCCTCGGACGGGATCCAGATGTCCCACATCTCGATCGTGGGCATCAGCTCGGCGTCCTCGTCCATGAGCCCCTGCGTCGAGAGCGTCGAGATGCGAGTGTCGCCGGTCTCGTTCCAGGGCGTCGGGCGGGTCGGATTCAGCCCCTTCATGTCGAACAGCTTCGACGCCTTGGCGACCTCGAACGGCATGACGTACCGATTGCCCATGAACTGCTGGGCCTCCCACCGGGAAGCACGCATGTCGAGCACGAGATCGTCGAGCAGCACCGGATCCACGAACGGCAGGTCGCCGTCGTGCCGGAATCCGCGGGCGCCATCGATCTCGGTCACGCCGATCTTGACGACGCCGATCGAGAAGATCGCGTCGAAGACCACCTCCTGGAGCGTGGACGCGAAGTCCATCTCCTTGAGCACATGGTTCACCGAGAGCTCGAGCTTGCGGGCGACAGGCTGAAGCTCACGCGAACGGGACCGGACGATGACGCCCGGATTCCGGGCAGCGAGCTCGCGGCGGAAGATGCCGATGGCGAGCTCCGCCATGTTGACCGGCATCCGGTCGCCGCCGAACCCGTAGTGGGCGCCGAGATACTGCCGGACGGTGTGCATGCGGCGCTCGCGGAACGGCTGCATCCGCAGCCGGGACCACTCGATCGCACGCGAAAGCCTCGATGGCTCTACCACGCGGCACCCCCAGAAGAAGCCCCCGCAACCGCGCGGCGCGAGGCGAGAGAGCCCGGCTCGACACGGTCGGTTGCGGGGACGGTGTTTCGGACCGTCACACGCGATGCCAGCGACAACGCCGCCAGCGCATCGGCCGTCGCACGGTCGCCGTGATTCATCCTTGCCCCCGACACGTCTTGACTGTTGACCGCACGGACATGCTCGATGCCGCCATTAGTGTAGATCATCTCGGCGCATTCGTTCACCGCGTCGAGAGACGGGTTCTCGAACGCGCCCTCGAACAGCAGCTTCCGATAGTTGCCCCACATCGCGACCTTGCCTTCGCGAGTCGGGAACCAGCCGATCCGTTGCGTGAACTTCTGCGCAGCGATGCCCTCGACCGGACGAAGCCAGAACTTCCGGAACCCGGCCTCGACCGCGGCATCGCCCATGATCCGGCCGGGACCGGCCGCTTCGTGGACGAGCGTCGCAGGCGTGCCGCTCTCGTCGGCGAACCAACGGCACGCCGCCACCGCGATCAACGCCATCCGGTCCGGCCGCGTGTCGCTCGAGGCCCACTCCGCGACCTTCGACCCCGTGCGGAGATCGAGCACCGACAGGCACGAATTGCTCGAGCCGGTGCCCGAGGCGATGTCCGCCCCGACCGCGTAGGTCGAGGGCGGAGGCGAGCCGTCCGGAGTCAACCCGCACCACAACGACCACCTGCCCGTCTGATTCTGGATCCACACCGGGTCGAGGCCGTTGTGCGAGTGCTCGACCTCGCCACGCTGGAGCGGCGGCCTGCACTTCCTCCGCACCTCGTCGAGACGCATCGGGTCGAAGAAGACCGACTGCGACCCGCTGAAGGAGATGTCGAGCTCCTGGGCGATCTCGACCGGAGACACGCAACGCTGGCACTCGCGGTCGTACCACGGGCTCCGCGGCTTCCCCTCGACCCAGTACAGACCCTCGGCCTTCACAGGGTGCTGCGACCAGTGCATCCGGAGCTGGGCGATGCCGGGCGACTGCGCCACGTCGGCGAACGCATTGCCGGTGCCTGCCGGGGTGCTGTTGAACAGACGCGACCGCGTCGCGTCGCGGGTCGACGCCAGCGCCCGATAGCCCGAATCCACATCGAACGCCGCGAACTCGTCCAGGGCGATCGCCGTCCGGCGGTCGCCGCGGGCGACATCGCCCGTCGTCGACTCGCCGTCGATCGAAGACCCGTTCTCCATGTTCGTGAGCCGGAGCCGGGCACGGTCGAACCGAGGCACCATCCATGACGGGAGGTGCTTCAGATAGAAGTCCAGCTTCCAGAACAGGCTCTTCGGGTTCCCCGACCGATCGACGTAGTCCTCGTTCCGGGACACCAGCAGGAACGTCTGGTCGTTGCGGAACATCCACCGCCAGAGAAACACCCCCAGCAGGATCCACGACGCACCCATGTCGCGGCTCTTCTGGATGCACAGGTCGTGGGAGCCGATCGCGGCATCCATCGACCGGACCGCCTCCTCCTGGAACGGATACAGGATGAACGGGACCGTGGCCGTCTCGAGCCGCGGGTCGTAGGTGAACGCGAATCCGTCGAACCAGGCCACCGGGTCCGCGGCACACATCCGCCGGAGAGCCGCGGCGTCCGCCGGGCTCGAGCGGGCAGCCGCCATCGCCCGGCGACGCCAAGCCACATTCGCAGCAGCCTGTTTAGGTATCCCCGGCAAGCCCGTCCCCCAACCGAGCCAGCAACTCGTCGAGCCGAACGTCCGGACCCTCCACCGGGCCCGATTCCGCCGCCTTTGCCGCTGGCTGCACAATCGTCGCACGATAGATGTCGAGGAGCTTCAGCTGACCCTGGGTGCCGCCACGGCCGATCACCAGCAGGTTCCACGCGATCGCGGACGGCGCGTCCTTGGGATTCACCCCCGACCGCGACAGATTCGCCAACGCCCAGCGAACGTCCGACAGATCTCCGCCGATCGTCTCGGGATGATCCCCGCCCGCCCCGCCCTCCGCGGGAGCGGGCGGAGGATCCCCCCGGTCGGGCTCCGCCCCACCGTCATCCTCCGATTGCCTGGCCTGCTTGGCGGCCGCCTTCCCGGCGGCCTTGGCCGCCTTCTTCTCCCGCTGCTGCTGCTCGTAGCGGTCGATGTACGGCTTCAAGAGATCGTATGTGATCCCAAATTCGTCATCGAGCATCTCCTGACGCTCGTCGAAGCTCGTCCGGTCCTTGACCAACTCCAAAGCCCGCCGGTTGAACTCGTGGGCCTTGCCGGTCTCCTCGAGCCACATCTCACGAGCACGCATCCAGAACGTCGGTGTTCCCATTTGTCAATCCATGCGCTGTGCGCGCAACCTCCCCATTGCGCCACCGTGAGGCGCCTTGGACGCTTCGGAAACCGCCGAACGGTGGCGCTGCGATGCGTCCCATCCCGTAGAGTCCGCCGCAGCGAGGCACAAGCGCCAGCGATGCCGAGCGGAGCGGCGGACGCCCCCTCCGCCCCCTCGCTGGCGCTGGGGGCTCCGGGCGTCCGCATGACCCCCGGCGAGCATCCGGTCGCGACCGCGAGCGGATGCGTCCTGCATCGTTCCCGCTTTCACGACGTGTGATGCTACGCATGCTTCCGACGGAAGTCAAGTCCTTAACACAATCTTAGCGCAGGAGTCCGGGCGGATTCCTGCGGTACCCGCGGTACCGGTACCGAAACCCCCTGACGGCCCAGAAACGAAGGTTTCGGTACCGCGACCAAGGGTTTCGGTACCGCACAGACCCTCAAATCGTTTGAAGGTCCGCGCAGGCCGCCTGGAGCAAATGTGCCACAGATCTCGACAAGTGTGGTCGTTTCGATCCCTTGCGGATCGGACGCGATCAGGGGTACAGAACTACCCGCATCGCGGACAACCAGCCACAGATTGCGACAAGCGCGAAAGCTGGGAGCCAAGCGTTAAGCAAAGGACACAGA